GGCCCGCCGCGGATGCCGCCAACGCGGACACGGCCTCCGGCGTCGTGGCCACCGTTGAAACCGAAGTCAACCAACTGAAGGCCACGCTGCGCACGGCCGGCATCCTGACGACGTAGTCCCGCCGTCTCGGACCCTGGGCGCCACCATCGGTCATCACTTTGATGAGGGTAACAATGAAAGCATTGCTCTGGTTCATCGGATTGATCGCCGTGTGCATCTGCGCGGCCGCCTTTGTTCAGCCGCTGCCCCCGCTGCCGGACCTGCCGGGCAATCCGGGCTGGGCCGCTCTGCCCTTGATCGGCGCGGCGGGGATGATCGTCAACCAGGGCAACCTGGACAACCTGTTCACGGGCTTCAAGGCCGCGTTCAATACCGGGTTTCGGGGCGTCACCCCGCTCTGGTCGCAGGTGGCCACGCTCGTGCCGAGTTCCACCTCCCAGGAACACTACGCATGGCTGGGCCAGTTTCCCAAGCTGCGGGAATGGATTGGCGACCGGCAAATCAAAGGTATGAGCGCCTTCGATTACACGATCAAGAACAAGGAGTGGGAGTCGACCATCAATGTTCTCAAGAAGGCTATCGAGGACGATCAGTTCGGCATCTACGGCCCCCTGTTTTTGGAAATGGGCGACGCAGCCGCGAAGCATCCGGATGAGTTGAACTTCGCGCTGCTGCAGGCGGGGTTCACGACCCCCTGCTACGACGGCCAGTACATGTTCGACACGGATCATCCGGTGGGCGACGGCGTGGTGAGCAACCACGGCGGCGGCGCGGGCGCGCAGTGGTATTTGCTGGATGTCTCCCGGCCGCTCAAGCCGCTGATTTTCCAGCAGCGGCAGGGCTATCAGTTGCAGCCCATGAACCGGCCCGAGGATGAGGGTGTGTTCATGCGGCGGGAATACCGCTACGGCGTCGATGCCCGCTCCAACGTGGGCTTCGGGTTTTGGCAACAATCGTTCGGCTCCAAGGTGACGCTGGATGTCACGGGCTATACGGCCGCGCGCGCCGCCATGCTGGCTTTCAAGAGCGACGAAGGGCGGCCGCTGGGCATCAATCCCAACCTACTGGTTGTGCCGCCTTCCCTGGAAGGAGCGGCCCGCAAGCTCTTGCTCAACGAACGCGCGGCCGACGGCTCGACCAACGAATGGGTGGGCTCGGCGAAGATGCTGATGGTGCCGTGGCTGACGTAACGCAGGCGTCGGCGTCCCATAGGAATACACGCCCGCGACGCGGGCACTGCCGGGGAGGGGCCGCGCGGCACGAGGGACGCGCGGCCCCGGCCCCAACCAAGGAGGGAGACAACGTGATCGCCATTACAGGGAAGCCCGAGAAGGGATTCTGGCGCAGTGGAGTCTTCCACACGAACAAGCGGACGCTCCACGCCGACGACAAGTTCTCTCCGCAGGGGCTCGCCCTATTGCGGAAAGAGCCCAATCTCGTGGTCGAAGTCGGACTGCCCAATCCGAAGCCGGAGCAACCGGAGCCGAAGAAGTAGCGCGCCGCACACGCCAGGGCCGATGGCGGGATGCGCATTCCCGTTCCGCCGTCATGAAGGCCCAACGTGGGGTATCGCGGCGGATGCGGCCGCCTTACCTATCTCTTCTGTACGCAGCATAGGAGCCCATGATCTACGCCACGATTCAGGACATTTCGGACCGCTACGGCCAGGGCGTCCTGGCCGCGGTGGACCGGGACGGCGACAGCCAAGCCGATACCGGCGCGCTGGATAAGGCGCTCGCGGATGCGTCGGCGCTGATCGACAGCTATCTGAGCCAGCGCTACACGCTGCCGCTGCCCGTGGTGCCGGAGATCGTCAAGCGGACGTGCGTGGATCTGGCCCTTTACCAGGTTGTGCGCGGAGGCACCCAGGCGGCGGAGGACTACCGGCTGCGCAATGAGGATGCGATTTCCTGGCTGCGGAACATCGCCACCGGCATGGCGGCGCTGGATCTGCCCGCGCCACAGCAGGCCAGCGGCAATCAGGTGCGGTTCACCGGGCAGGAGCGGCAGTTCACGCGGGACACGCTGAAGGGCTTCTGAAATGGACGGCATGGGCGTGGGCATGGAAATCACCCTGACCGGCTTCCCGGAGCTGGAGCGCAAGCTCGCGGCGCTGGGCGCCCTGGACTTCGATCCGTTGCTGGAGAACATCGGCGTGGTCACCGAACGGCAGACGCTGGACCGCTTCGAGGCGGAGCGCGATCCGCAAGGCCGCCCGTGGCGCCCCCTGGCCGCGAGCACGGTGCTGCAAAAGCTGCGCGGGGAGAACCGCGGCGGGAAGGCGCGCAAGAACCTGGTCTACGGCAAGCGCGGCCGCATGGTTGCCAAGGCGCGGCGGCGCATGGGCGCCATCAAGATTCTGCAGGAAGCCGGGCATCAAGGTGGACTCGTGGATACGGTCGCGAGTCAGGTGCGGGGCGATCATGTCACCACGGGCGTGAACAAGGTCTATGCGGCCATCCATCAGTTCGGCGGAGCGGGAACGCGCCGGCCGGGTATTCCCGCGCGCCCATACCTAGGCTTCGGCCCGCAGGACATCCAGGAAGTCCACGACGTGGCCGGCCGCTGGCTGGTCCGGAAACTCGACGAGTGAGCACCTCTTGCCGGTGCGAACCAACAACAGGGTGAGCCGTGATCGTCGCCGTGAAAGCGTACCTGCATGGCAAGCTCGTGGCGGCTGGGATTCCGGCCGCGCGCATCACGGACGATCCTGAGCGGCAGGGGCGCGAGTGGCCCCCGCCCCAGGCGCCCTACGCGGAGCTGCTGACGGAGCCGGAACTGTTGCAGCGGGACGGCCGCCCGAGTGGGCGGCAATACGATCCGGGCACGCAGCAATCCACGGTCTGGCGGCGGCTCGTGCGGCGCACGCTCCCGGTGCGGGTGCGGATCGTTCACAAGACCGAAGCCGATCTCGATCCGCTGGTGACCGCGTTGCTGGCCAGCCTGGACAAGGGATTCGCGGATGGCGATCAGACCATCGTCGTGAGCCCGGCGCAGGTTGCATGGGGCCATTGGACGGAACGGCCCGGGGACCGCGAGCAAGCGGTGATCCGCGTCACTTTCGCGGGCGCCGTTTATACCAGCGCCACCGGTCAGACGCTGCAAGACGTGAACGTACCTCAAGTCGTGGTGAACTGAGATGGCAAAGCGAACCGAAACGGAATTGAGCCCCGCGCCTCCGGCGCCCGAGGCCCCCGAGTTGCCCAGCGGCTTCGTCAGCCCTCCGGCGCCCAATCCGGCACTCAGCGCCGAACCCATCCCGCCAACGGTCGCGGAATGGACGAAGGCGCTGGGCGTGCGCCGTTCCATCGTGGCCGGCGCGGCGTACCTCGCGGGCTGGCGGCAGGACACGAGGCTTACCCGCGAGGCATTTGAGGCGGGCGTCGCCAAGTACGCGGCCACGCCGATGGGCGGCTGAGCGCCCGGATACATTGCCAAGGAAGGTGAGCCATGTCGTTCTTCGGGGAAGTCAAGCACATCATCGTGGACGGCGCGGCCGGATTGGCGCCGTCCGGCAATCCGCTCGCCATCGTGGCCGGCGTCTGCGACGCGGGCGTCATCGGCGCGGCGGTGCCCTTCGGCAAGGAGAGCGATCCCGCGGACTTCGGCGTTGGGCCGCTGGTCGAGCGGCTGCGGGACGTGCAATCCGAGGGGGACGGCGGGCTGAACGTGATCGCCGTGCGCATCACGCAAACCACGGCCGGCGTCATCGGGGCGGTCACAAAAACCGGCACGGGGAGCGGCGCGCAGGCGACGGCGGGGACCGCCAAGCGTTTTGCCCAGGTCGTTGTGCTCGCCACTAGCGCGGGCGCGAACGGCGTGGCCCAGGTTCAGTACAGCCTGGACGGCGGGTTGCTCTTCAGCCTGCCGGAGACCATCCCCGCGAACGGTCACGTGGTGCTTGGCGATTCCGGCGTGGAATTGGATTTCACGAATGCGGGCACGCCCGCCAATTCCGTGGCCGTGGGGGACAAGTGGACCTTTTACGTCCTGGAACCGCGCAGCACGATGGCGCAGGCGCTGACGGACATCGCCGCCGCGCTGGCCATCTATCATCCGTCCATCGTCTATCTCGTGGGCCAATCCGCCGCCGCGGACTGGACGGCCGCCGCGCAGGAAGCCTCCGATCTCTTCGACGAAGCCTATCCCACCTGGTTCCTGATGGAGAGCGTTCTGCCGGACCTGCCGACCGCCCAAACGATGGCCGCGTGGGTCACGGCCCTGTCGGCGGAGACGTTCGGGGACCTCTGGGTTTCCGTCTGCGCGGCCTACGGCCGGCGGACGGACCCCGTGAACGCCGAACAGAACCGGCGCAACGGCGCGGGGCTGAACCTGGGGCGGATCGCGCGCATCGGCGTGCAGGCCAGTATCGGGCGCACGGCGGATGGGCCGCTCACCGGCGTGGATCTGATGGACGGCTTCAACAACGTCCATGCCAAGACGCTTGACGACAAGGGCTACACCGTTTTCCGCGCGTGGGCCGGGCTGTCCGGTGTCTACTTCAGCAACGGGCGGATGAAGGCGTCCGTGGGTTCCGACTATCAGTTCCAGGAGATCGTGCGGGTGGTCCACAAGGCGGTGCGGGAAACGCGGGCGGAGATGCTGCTGTTCGCGGGGATGGACCTGGACGCGGACCGCCTGGGCCAGCTCAAGGCCAACTCCGAACGCCCGCTGGACCGCATGATGCGCGCGGCGGAGCCGGAAATCCTGGGCTATACGCTCACGATTCCGGAGGGGCAGGACATCGTCAACGACGGCCTGTCCTACACCCTCGATCTGGAGGGCGTGCCCATCGTCCGCAAGTTGAAAGCCTTCGTCCGCTTCAAATTCGCGAAGGTCGTGTAGTGGCGTAAAAGTTATCCACCTTAGATCCGCCTGGCAGCTGCCGGGCGGAAGAAAATTCAAGAGGTTGAGCGATGCCCATCAACGGCCGCCACTACGACTGGGAAGACGTGTCCATCACCATGCCGGGGGGCACGCTGATTGACGTGCTGGAGATTTCCTACGACGACGAAAAGGAAATGACGGAGGTCTACGGGAAAGGCGGCATGCCGCGCGGCTACCGGCGCGGCAACTACAAGGCCAGCGGCAAGCTTTCGCTGCACCGGGAAGAGTTCAACCGCATGATCGCCATCGTGGGCACCTACGAGGCGCCCCCGGTGCCCATCGGCGTGCGATACGCGAACAACGATCAGGGACAGGTCTTGGACATCCTGAAGGATGTCAAGTTCGTCAAGCGCTCGTGGCAGGCGCAGCAGGGTAGCGCGGAGATGAAGGTAGACTTGGATTTCAAAATCCTGGGCGGCGTCTTCCCCAACGGCTTGCCGCCGCAAACATTGCTGTAGCCGCCAGTTCAGGCGCACTCATTCACTGAGGATGGATCATGACGACGGTGGACAAATCAGCTTGGAGCGACCCCAACTACAACGGCAAGACGATCTCGTTGGTGAGCGACGACGACAACGGGAAGGAGTACGTGTTCCGCTGGCCAAACAACGGGAACCTCTCGCGCTACACGAAGGAATCGTTGACCGGCAACGTGGCGAAGGGCAGCAGGAATCTCGTGCTGGAACTTCTGCTGTTCCCCGCCCGCGACGTACTTCTTCCGCTCTTCGAGGACCTGCCAGGCCTGCCCATCGCCCTGGCCAATGAGGTCAACAAGAAGATCGGCCTCACGGCGGAGTTCTCCGAAAAAAACTAGCGCGTCGCCGCGAAGCCTTCCACGCGGCGACGATCCGGCAGATGGAACTCGTGGTGGCTGGTGTGTTCGGTGTGATGCCCGGCGATCCGGAGGCGCTCTTGGAAGCCTACGTTGAAGCGGACTGGCTTGAGACGTACCGGGCGGAACTTCTCGCGAGCGTGATCCTGCGGCGCTTGTTCCCCAAATAGCGAGGCCAGCAACATGGCATCGATCTTCACCCTGGGCGTGATCGTCCGCGTGATCGACAAGTTCACGGGGCCGCTCCGCAGCTTCCGGACCATGATGGCCGGGAGCCGCGAAGAATTGAAGCAGATGGGCCAGGACATGAAATCCTGGGGCCGGGGCGCGCTGGTGGCCGGGGCGGTGATGACGGCCGCTCTGGCGGCGCCCACGCTGGCTTTCGCGGAGTTGGAGAACGCATCGATGCGCCTGCGGGTGACGTTGATGGATTCCAAGGGGGGCCTGCCCGCCGCGTTCGGCGCCCTGATCGATCAGACCATCGTCCTGGGCAACAAGCTGCCGGGCACCACGGCGGACTTTCTCAACATGGCTTCGATCCTCGGATCGAAGGGGATTTCCACGGACACGATCGTCGGCGAATTACTGGAAGCGTCGGCCCTGCTGGGCGTGGCGTTGGCGCCGCTGGGCGTCACCTATGAGCAGACGGCGGAAGCGGTCGCGACCTTCAGCAACGCCCTGGGCATCGCCACCAAGGATATGGTGCCCTTCACCGATCTGATCCAGCGCGCGGCCTTCCTGGGCGTGAACCTGGGCGACCTGACCTACGCCATCGCCCGTTCCGCGCCGTCGCTGAAAGTGCTGGGCATCCAGGGCCTGGAGGCGAGCAAGGACCTGGTCCCGCTGATTGCCATGCTGGACCGCGCGGGGATCAAAGGGGAACTGGCGGGCACGGGACTCCGCAACGTGTTGAACGAATTTTCCAACTTCAAGAAGGTGGGCAAGGCGAACGCGGCGCTGGCCGAATTCGGCATTCATCTTAACGTGCTGGACAAGAGCGGACATTTCATCGGCCTGCGGCAGGCGATTGGAGAACTGGAGAAGCTCAAAGCGCTCAATCCAGCGCGGTTCACGTCGGTCATGGAGCTGTTGTTCGGCCCGGGCGGCGGCGACGCGGAGGTCGCCAAGCTGATCATCATGAACGGCGTGAAAGGCTTTGAATCCGTCGTGGCCCAGATGCAGGCGCAGGCCGACTTGCAGCTGCGCGTGAACTCACAACTCGGCACGCTGACGAACCTCTGGGACGCCGCGACGGGCAACTTCCGCAATACGCTTGCCGCTTTCGGCGAGGTCATCTCGCCGGAAATCAAGGCCATCGTCGTGTGGATCGGCGACGTTTCGGCGGCGTTTAGCGGATGGATCAAGGAGCATCCGAAGCTGGCGAAGTGGATTGGCATTCTGGCCCTGATCGTCGCCGGGGCCACGGTTGCGGTGGGGGCACTGGCGGTGGCTATCGGGGCCGTACTGACCTTCCTTGCGGGCGGCGCGGTCGCCATCGTCTTTGCCAAGATTATCGCGGTGGTCGTCGTTCTGGCGGCCGCCATCGCCGTTCTCGTGGTCTGGTGGGACGATCTCGCCAAGGTTGCCGGGGGATTTTGGGATGCCCAAAAGCAGAGCACGGCCGCGCTCGTGGCGTCCTGGAATGATCTCGTGGCGGCCGTCCAATCGTTCTGGGACGCCCTCAAAGGCGGATTCGGGC